AAGAAACCCGACGCAAATTCTCCAAACTTTTCTAGAAACAAAAAACCATGAAAAAACAAACCCAACCCACCACCACCGACACCGACCTCCTCACCGACGACGAAGTCCTCCGCGAGCAAGCCATGACAAGTGGCCCGCAGAAGCTCTCCCGCTGGGAACTCCGCCCGACCGCCGCGCTCGAGATCAGCTGGATGCAGCGCAACAAAATCCTCACCACCGACATGGACATCATGTGGCGCGCCTCCGGCTTCGGCTTCATCCACGGAGCGTCCAAGGCCACCGTGCGTTCTGTCGTCAATGACTTCTCCCGCTTCGCCTCCGCCGTCGATGACTGGATGGAAAAACAATCTCCGAGCGCCCAAGAGATCGCCGACCTGCAAAGCCTCTGCCTCGAGCGGACGAACGAATACTTCGCCAGCTACAGCAGCCAACCCGGCGCCAAGGATTCGGCGGGAAACTAAACAGCCCCGGCTGGCTCGCGAGCTATGTCTACCGCATCGCCAAGACAACCGGCTGGGGCTACAGAGAGATTTTGGAAGACCTCCCGTTCGCGGCCGGCCTTCAAATCCTCCACGCCGACGACTTCGCGCACGGGCGCAAACGAGTCTGGGGACGAAACAACCGAGCGACCGATTTTGACTCCCTCGCAGCCATAGAAGCCGCTTTCCAAAACCTCGATGCCTAAAGCCTCCGCCAGTTTCAATGTCGTCGCCAGCGACTTCACCCGCGCCATGCGGGAGATGTCGAAGATCACCGGCGCGTCGTTTCAAGACATCATCCGCGCCGAGACCCAATCGATCCTCGAGGCGGCGGTGAAGAAAACCCAAGCCGCACAGGTCAAACTCATCACCGCTCGCGTTCAAGGCACCGTGGCCCGCACGCTCAACGGCAAAACCTACCTCATGCCAGGCAGCGCTCATGCCTCTCGAGGGTGGAAACTCCCCGATGCCATCTGGGCAGGGATTCAGAAGCAGATCAAAAGCAGCATTGCCAAACGCAAAGAGGCCCGAGGCCTCGCCAAGAAGAGCTGGCTGCAAGTCGCCAAATCGCTCGGCATCTCGATCAGCGCCCCTGCCTATGTCGAGAAGTCCAAGACTACCGGCGGCGACTACCCGCAAAACGCCACAGGCACCGAAAAGACAGACGGCTCCTCATTCTTTATCGAAATCACCAACTCCCGCACCTACTCGGGCAGCGTGCGTGATGCCATCCGCGCAGCCATGCGAGGTCGCACGAATTTCTTTAAGAAAAACCTCCGCCTCGGAGTCTTCAAAAAAACCAGCGACATCGCCGCTAAATACCCCGGCCTCAAGGCCACCGCATAACCATGGCCGAAGGATCCGCAATCACAGTCAAAATCGGAGCCGAGACAGACGGCATCGAGCAAGGCCTCAAAGGAATTCAGAATTCCCTCAAAAATCTAGAGTCCAACACCCAGGCCTCGGCGGAAGGCTTCGGCAACTCTTTTACCGGAATGGCCGGTGCCGTCGCCGTTGGCCAACTCGCCGTCAAAGCATTCTCTGCCGCTGTCGATGTTGCTTTTTCAGCCGCCCGTAATGTCGTTCAAGGATTTGGTGACGCCCTCGACCTCGGCGGTCGCCTCTCAGACCTCTCTGCCTCCACCGGCGAGACCGCAGGCAAGCTCCTCGTCCTCGAGCGCGCTTTCGACAATTCCGGCATCGGCGCAGAGAAAGTCGGCTCCTCGATCGCCAAGATGCAGAAAAACATTGAGGACGCCCGCGATGGCTCCGGCACCGCCGCGAATGCCTTCGCCGCTATGGGCGTCTCCGTGGACGAACTCGAAGGCAAACTTCCCACCGAGCAGCTCAAAATCCTTTCCTCCGGCATCAACTCGATTGACGACCCCACCCAGCGCGCTGCCGCCGCCATGGGAGTCTTTGGCAAATCCGGTGCCGAACTCCTGCCCCTCCTCACCAATCTCGAAGGCGAGCTCGGCGAAGCCCGCGACACCGTAGGCTCCATGGCCGAGATCATGGACCGCCGCAACGCCACCTTCGACGCCGTCGGCGACCGGTTCAAAACCATCGGCGAAAAAGTCCGAGACTTCGCCGCAGGCATCCTCGACAAAGCCCTCCCCGCGATCGACGCGATAACCTCGGCCCTCTCCCGCATCGACGCCGCCAAGATCGGCCAAAACCTCGCCGACGCCTTCCTCGGCGGCGAGAAAGCCATGGGCGGGTTTCAAGCTGCCGTGGATGCTTTCCAGACGGGCCAAATCTCAGCCGGGCTTCAGGTCTTCTGGGACAGCACCAAGCTCCAAGCCGCCCAAACCGCGAATGAAATTTACAAGCGACTCATTGCAGCGTTTCAATCCGCCGGCCAATTTCTTGGGGAAATCTTCTCCCCATCCGGCGCATTGATTGGCACGGCGATTTCGGCTTTTGAAATGTTTGGAAAACGGGTCGCCTCTAGTATCCAGAGAGACTTGGCAACGACCTTTGAAGCGCTCCCTTATGGTCTAGGCGAGTCCATGGCATTAGCCTTGAACGATATGGCCAATCAATCAAACACGGCCGCTAATAAGATTGAAGATGACTTAAAAGGAGCCTCCGGACGCATAGGCGAGCAATTCACCCAAGCCGGCGCAGCCCTTCCCAAATCCTTCGAAGAAAACTACGCCAAAGTCCCGCCGCTTTTCGCCGACCTCGAAGGGCTTCAAAAAAGCATCGAGGAGCAAGAAAAGGCTATCAAGAAAACCGCTGAAGAAACCAACGCCGAGCGCGAAAAGACCAACGAAACGCTCGAAAAAGAAAAAGAGGCGCGTGCCGAAATCGCAGCTAAGGCCGCTGAAGATGCCGAGAAAGAAAAAGCCAACGCCGTCGCCCTTGTCGAACTCGAGACCGCCATCAACGCCGCCAAGGCCAGCGGCAACGAGCAACTCGTCAAGACCCTTGAAAGCGAAAAGCAACAACTTGAAGGCCAGCAGGAAATCGCCAAGCTCACCGAGGAATACAAGACCAAGCTCGGCGTGAATGCCGACGAAGCCGCCCGCCTCGCCACCAATTTCGTCAACGCCAAAAACGCCGCCGCCTCCATCGGCGACACCAACGCCGTCGTCACCATCACCACCACGGTGGACGACACCCGGTGGAAAGACCTCCTCGCCGAAATCTCCGCAAACTCCAACCCGAAAGCCATCGCCGTCGCCCTCGAAGTCACCGGCAAGGACAATGTCCAAGACGCCTTCGCCACGCTCCAAAACATGGAGCAGATCAACAAAAGCCATCAGGTCGCCATGGATGTCCTGGGAGCCAAGAGCCTCGAAGAAGTAAAGATGAACCTCGATGCCGTAGCCACGCCCGCCCAAGCGCAACTGGCCATGCAGATCACCGGCGAAGACGACCTGAAAAGCGCCATCGGCAACCTAGATTCTTTCAAAGGCACCAAGACCGCAAAAGCCCTCCTCGAAAAACAAGGCTTCGAGAATATCGATCAACTCAAAGACGCGCTAAAAGGCATCATCGGCGAGAAGCGCACCAAAATGATCGTCGAATCGCTCGGCGTGAAAAATGCCGAAACCGCCAAAGACGCCCTCACCGCTATCCTCAACAACGACGGAAAAAAAGCCACCATCACCGCCGACGCCGACACGACCACCGCCGAGCAAAAGATCGCCGACCTCTCCACCAAGACCGCCACCGTCCCCCTCGACGGCGACACCGCACCGCTCAAAACCTCCCTCGATCAATTCACCAGCACCGCCCAAAAGCTCACCCTCGATGCCAGCGACGCAATCAAAACCATCCGCGCCGAACTCCAGAAACCCATCAAGCTTGCCCTCTCTGGCGAGCCTCCGGAAGGTTCTGGCAACAAATCCAGCGTCCTCTCGGGCCTCGTAGAGGACATTAAAAACCTCCTTACCGAACTAAACCAAAAACTACCACAGCCTGCTCTTTTTTAAAATGAGCATTTATTTATCAAACGCAACACAATGGCCGATCTTGCAAAGCAAGCGGGAGCAAAAATTTAAAAACGGGCTCATGGCCGTCAGTGCTGAATTCATTGCGCCGAAAGACATGCCAATCGATGTGGCTGTAATCGAAAGCTCCGAAGGCTCATGCGATGTTTACCCAAACCCAATCATTAGTTTTGACACATCGCCATTTCAAAAAATATCAGCAACAGGCTACAAAATATTTGATCCACAACAGGATGAAAGTATTTTTCAGCAGTCTGTCGATTTAATTTTCGAGGTATCTTTTTTGGAGTGGGCTCGCGACGAAAACGGCCGGAAATTGTTCCCTTTACGCGAGGAATATCGCTTTGCCTCCAAAAAAATCCAGATCATTGCCGAATCTGGCACTGTTAGTGAGACATTCGATGGGCAAGTAACAATTCCAATTTTGTCGCGCCCATTAACTATTAAACAAACAAAAAATCAATGGGCCGCAAACGAAATTTTTAATCTTGGTCGCCAATACGAGCAAGACACCACAGAATTAAAATCCCCCCTTGCGACGCAGTTTTTATCGTCACTTTCCTCGCAAAGTTTCACGCCAACGATCAGCATTTACTCCGCAACCTATTCGGTAACATACAACCTCTATTTCGGCCTGTTCGTCGAACTCCCCCCCACAACATGACTAACCCGCCGATATCTTTTGAAGCTCTCGCCCAGCGCGCGGCATCTGCCGCGAGCGGGGGATATCCCTACGCAATTCGCGGTCGAGACCTCGATAAGAATTTCGTCTATGCTGCACCCGATTTTAATCTGGAAGAATTCGTAATCACAGAGAATGCAGCCGCCGGGGGCCACCAACAACGCTCCGTAAAATTAAAAGCGCCGATTATGCCAGGCGAAAAACCCGACCAATATTTAAAATGGGACGGGGTAAAATGGATTGCCACCGACCAATTCCCTAAACAAAAAATTCTTAGACCATGACAAATACAGAAACCGTTGGGTTTGAACTAATGACGCTAAATGGCATGCGCACCTTCACAGTTGTCACCACCGATGAAGAAGGCAACGATACAGTGCAAGACAACGCAGAGCCTTATTTTTGCAAAGGTATTTCAAAGACGGCCAGTGTTTTAACATTTACGGACGGCCCCTCTGGCCATTATTCAGCCCCTGCCGCCGATCCTAATTTTAGCAAGATTTATGCAAAAACAAGTTTTGGAACTCCTGTAGAAATCGGCGATCCAAAATGGGAACTTGTTAGCTTTAAAAGCACCCCTTACGGGGAAAAATACAAAAACGAAAGCAACTGGAGGTCAGTCCCAGACATATGAACCCTCCGCACGACTTTTCACAATCCGCGCAGCTGGACTCCCCGACAGGGTATCCTTATAGCATATCCGCAAGAGATTTAATGCAGAATTTTGTCGCAGCCACGGTAATCGTCAATGAGGCCACGCCGCACGGTTCAGAAAATCTACTAAAATCGGCGGGCACTGTTGGTCTAGGCGGGCATGCCACCCGAGAGTTGTATGTGGTCTCGCCGATTCCTCCACCGCCTGCCGGAGGCGGAATTTACGTTTTAGGAATCAAATTTGGCCGCATCGAATGGCTCCCAACAGAGAAATGCTAATGCAAAACCGGAAACCTGAGACCGAAAACCGGAAAGATTTTTCTTCCTTCATCCTTCATCCTTCTGCCTTCAAAAAATGACCCTCGGTCGAACATCCGCCAACAAGATCAAGATCAAGACCGACTCGCCCAAAGGCCTCCGCGCGGTGGAGTGTGCGTGTTCTAGCCCGCAGGACTTCCAGCCATGCCGCGATTGCCCTCCGTTTCTTGGTAATTTCAATTTCTCTCTATCTGGGGATCAAGTCGGAAGCCTTACGGAGTTTCAATATCCACCGATTATTTGCCCATCGGGTAATTGTGATCTTGTTCCATTTCCAAACATTCCGCCGCGCATTTGCTCTGATTCGTGGGATGCATTCGGCTCTGGTGCAGTCGGAACGAATTTGTATCTCATAAATATTAACAGGGGCTCAACAAACGGCAGGTTAAGCGGATGCTGTTGGACGCTTTCTCTTGGCGTATCCGGCACATTTGAATTCATATTTGAGGGAAGTCCCGATATTTGCGGCGTAGCAGGTTCTGATTCAGTTAATATAACCAGTTTAAATCCGGCTGGGTCTTATGATTTTACAATCTCAGCGGAATGCGTCCCGCCATTTATGGGGCCGCCAACGGATTTCAATTTCACCGTCACCGTGTCATGACCTACGAGGATTTCATGAATAAAATGCCGGAAAGTTTGCGTGAGTCGCATAAGCAAATGCGCTCGGCTTTAAACGCCGCGCACAGCTTCGCCCTTTCCGGCTTCGCGACTACCCCCCCCGAAGCACTCGCCGCCCGCGAAGCCATTTGCCGCGCCTGTCCCGAATGGGACGCGCAGGCACTTAACAAGACAGGCCGCTGCCGCAAGTGCGGATGCTCCACCTGGGCAAAACTCCGAATGGCCACCGAACGCTGCCCGATTGGCAAATGGGAATCCGTCTCCGTGCCCTCTGTGTCCTCTGTGGTTAATCCTTCCGAGCCGCTCCAGTAAACGCTCGGAGAGTCGCTCGATTTGACACCCGCCGCTCGTTCGAGCGGCATGAAACTTTTCCTCGATTCAAAAAACCGGCGGTTTGTGAAGTCCGCCGCGTCGAATGTCGCGCTCCAGACGCTCGTGCTGAAACGCCGCGACCAGGTGCCGCTCGAGGTCGTCTTCGTCGAGAACGGCGTGGCCGTCGATCCCATCCTCGGCACCCAGACCACCGTCGCGCTCAAGTCCTCCTTCTCCGACTCCAATTTTCTAGCTCTTGCGGCCCCCGGCCAAACAATCCTCGATTTGAACACATTGCCGGTCGAGGCCGCTTTCTCTCTCGACCCTGCCAGCATCGCCGCCTTCCTCGAGATCCGCTGGACCGCACCGAGCCAGGCACTCCGCACCGCCACCCTCCAAGTCGAAATTCAGAACAGCGTCATCCTCGGCGACGAAGCCACCCCCGCCGCGCTCCCCGACGGCAAAGCCACGCAACTGCAAGCCGAAGCAGGCACCGACAACGAAAAATGGATGACCCCCCTGCGCACCGCGCAAGCCATCGCGCAGCTCGCCCCGCCGCCGACCTGGGACAGCGTCCTCAACAAGCCCGCCACCTTCCCTCCCTCGGCCCACACGCACACCGCCAGCCAGATCACCGACTTCGCCAGCGCCGTCGTCGCCGTCTCCCCGCCCGTCGATTGGTCATCGCTCACCGGCAAGCCGTCCACTTTTGCGCCATCCGCCCACACGCACCTCAAGAGCGAGATCACCGGCCTCGATGCCGACCTCGCCGACCTTGCCAGCGCAGACACAGCCCTCGGCCAAAGGATCGATTTTCTCGCCGCGAACCTCGACCCAGCCGCGCTCGACTCCATCGCCGAAGCAGCCGCCGCGATCAACACCCTCCAGTCCGAAATCGACGGCAAAGCCACCGCCGCCCAAGGCGCTCTCGCCGACACCGCCCTCCAGCCTGAGCCTGTCACCTATCGCGGAGCCTACAACAACGGGCTCGATTACACTTACAACGATGTCGTCACCTACACTGACGGCCTCCTCTACATTCGCGTCAGCAACCCGAATAACCCCGGTTATCCCCCCGGTCACTTTTCCTGGGCGCTCTTCCGCCCTGAGATTGGTTCGCCTGCTTATGACCTCTGGGTTTCCGCCGAGTTCGCCAGCAAAGCCGACACGGTCCACACCCACGCCGCCACCGAAATCACCGGCCTTTCGTCCTACATCATCGCCTCGGCCCCAGGCCTTCAGATCAACACCACCGTCCGCATCGGCGACGGCACCAGCGTCACATTTCCGATTGACGGCCTAGTCAGCTCTGACCCCGAGCATGTCCTCGTCGCCCTCAACGGCGTCACGCAAACCCCCACCACCGACTACCTCGTCAGCGAAGCCACCGGCACCATCACCTTCGACTCCGCGCCCGCCAGCGGAATGCAGATCAGTTGCACCGCCCTCGGCCTCCGCACCGTCCAGCCGCCGATCGATCCCACCCTCTACCTCTACGCTTTCGACCAATCCGCCAACGGCCTCACCACCTACAGCGGCCGCCTCCTCAATGCCGACCGCCCCGCCGCGCCAGCACTCCCCGAGACCGCCACCACCTGGACGATCCGCCGATCCACTCTCTCTGCCGCCGGCCAAATCCTCGCCACCGCCTCCGCCACCGGCTCGTGGGCTAACCGGGAGACTCTTGCATTCGCATGACAACAATCACCGAAAGCAACCTAACCCAGACGCTCGACCTCTCCTCGTTCGATCTCACGCTCCCGCCGAGCGTCGTCGAATACCCGAACCGTTCGAGCTTCCCGAGCGTCGGAAAAACGGACCGCCTGTATATGGCGATGGACGAAGGCATGCCCTACCGCTGGTCACCCTCCGCAGCCGCCTACGCCCTCATGATCCCCGTCATCGATGCCGGTAATTTTTGACAATCACCCACCCACGAACAGCCAAAACCAAAACCACCAACTCCACCTAATTAGTCATGCCTAATCCTATCATTCGCATCAAGCGCGGTTCCGGTTCTCCGGTGTCGCTTCAAGTCGGGGAAGTCGCCTTCGACTCCACAAATAAGTCATTTTTCATCGGCACAGCCGAAGGCGTTCTCCCGATCGCGGGCGAGCACATCTTCGCAAAGAAGACCTTCGTTAGCGATGCAGTAGCAGCCGAGGCTTCGCTTCGCTCCGCAGCGGATTCGACCCTCACGACAAACCTCAATAACGAGATCAGCCGCGCCACCGCAGCTGAAGGCGTCATCGCCGCGAACCTTGCTCAAGAGATCATCGACCGCGCCGCCGCGATCAGCTCAGAAGCCTCCGCTCGCTCCAGCGCAGACACAACCCTCGACGGCAAGATCACGACTGAAAAAGGCCGCATCGATGCGATCCTCTCCGCCGCTGATGCCGACAAGGACACCTTCGCCGAGATCGTCACATTGATCAATTCGGTCGACACGACCAACGATTCCGCATTCGCCGGTTATGTGACCAGCAACAACGCCGCTCTCGCAGCCGAAGTCACGAACCGCACGAATGCCGACACCGCCCTCGGTGGCCGCATCGACACCGTCGAGTCCGCCGCGACAGCCCTTGCCACCCGCGTAACCGCAGCTGAGGCCGACATTAACGCCGAAGAGTCTGCCCGCGCAGCCGCCGACACGACCCTTCAGTCGAACATCACCGCCGAGGCGAGCACACGCGCCAGCGCTGACACGACCCTTCAGTCGAACATCACCGCCGAAGCGACAACTCGCGCCAGCGCTGACACCAGCCTGCAAAGCAACATCACAAGCGAGGCAACCGCCCGCGCCAGTGCAGACGACGCGCTCGACGCTCGCCTGGACAGCCTCGAGGCCAGCATCGACGGCGGCACCTACTAACCAGCCCACCAACCCCGGCGGGGCGCTCAAATAGCGCCTCGCCAAGCGGGGGTTCAAAACTCCGCAAAACAAAACCCGCCACATGGCAAATCCCATCATCAAGCCCAAATCCTCGACCGTAGCGTCGAAGGTCCCACTCGCCACAGATTTGGCTTTGGGAGAAATTTGTGTGAACCACGCCGACCGGCGACTCTATTCGCGCAACCCAAGCACGGGAGAGGTGTATAAACTGGCCGGCACCAAAGACGCCCCCGACCGCGTCTGGGCCTTCGACATCTCCGCCGACGGCACCACCACCTACCTCGGCTTCCTCCTCTACGCCGACTTCCCCAACAACGGCAGCGTCTACGACAGCGCCGCCTGGGAAATCTCCCGAACCATTTTCAACGCCGCAGGCACCACCAGCACCGAAAGCTCCGCCACCGGCGCGTGGTCAAGCAAGGCGAATCTGACCTATGCTTAGCCCTTTATACGGCCAACTCTCCCCCCTCCGCGTGCCGACGATGGCAGGGGTAAACGCCGCTCAGATCGCCGCCGACTACATCGCCGCCGTTGAATCAGCAGACGGCCAACCTTTAGAATCCGCCGTCAAAACTGCATACCAAAATTTCATCTCGGGTTGTGTGAGCGATGGTCTGTGGCTTGCGCTCAAATCATCCTGCATTTTGGCAGGGGCGCGGACTCTTTCAGGCGCACTCGTCCCTCTCGTCGGCACGGCCCCGACAAATAACAACTTTGTCACCGCTGACTTCAACCGAAAAACTGGTTTAATTGGAAACAGCACAACAAAATATCTAAATACAAACCGCCCATCAAATTCTGACCCTCAAAATAATTGCCACATTTCTATTTATCAAAATGCAACATCTTCTGGGACAAAAACCTGGATAGGGCATTATCAGGCCACTCCTTTCGTCCAGTCCGATTTATTAACTAGCGGCGGACTTGTTTATTCAAGATTAAATAGCTCGTCCACTGGAACTACTACCGCCTCGGCCACCGCATTAGGTTTTTATGGCGCAAGCCGTTCTTTCGCAGCCTCTTTTTCTTTTAAGCGACCAAATACAGCCGAGACAACCATAACAAGATCAAGCGCAACCCCCTCTTCTCTTAATAATTATGTTTTTGCAAGCAATAATGACGGGGTGCTTTCCAATGTTCACGGTGCCCGCTTGTCTTTCTTTTCAATCGGCGAATCCCTTAACCTCACCCTTTTCAACACCCGTGTCTCCAACCTCATGACAGCCCTCGCCGCCGCCATACCATGACACTCGCCGACCTCATCCAGCAGCCCGTGAGCTACGAGACCGCGAAAGACCTCGCCTTGGTCTTCAGTCCCGAACTCGCCGCGCAACTCGCCGCCGTCCAAGCCGAACACGGCAACCCCCGCCATGTCGCCAGCCCTGTCGATCTCACCGATGGCCGAAAAATGCTCTGCGCCGA